TCCATTTGCTTTAGCTTTTTTGTGGATTCAGCAGTTCCACCTTTAAGCATAAGTCGAGTACTCCAATCCATTGCATCAAAAGCACGATTCATGTGAATATCGTAAGCTCTACATTGAATAAATACGGATTCAGCAAGTCCTTGGATCTCATGCCATATTCCACTTCCTGTAGAATCGCACATTGGAGCAATAATATCAGCCCAACCATCTCCATCTTTTTCTACCCAATCTTTTCGGTAGTATAGAAAACCTGTTTGGCTACGATACTCTTCTTCTGTGAGGTCTTTGCGTCCATTTTCTTTATAGCCAAGCACAAGGCCACCATAATTCTGAAGCAACAGCATCTTTGAGATGCTTCCGTTAAACTCCATAATATAAAGCTCATAAAGCTCGATGCGAAGAGTGTAAAGACGAGAAAGATTTAAGTTTCCACTAGCAACATCACGCAACCATTCAGTATTTGTGTATGTATTGCGATAATTGGTAGTGAACATTCGAAGTGCATCTACACAAGCCCAAAAGTTCCATCCCATATCGGTTGCGTATGCCCTTGCTTTTTCTGGATCTTCTTCACCGCCAGTAATTTTCATCCAGAACTCGAGAGGAGTATATGAACGCTTAATGCAAATTTCACCCAAGTTTGTAAGATCAGCAAAAGTCTTATCTGGAATTAGAACATTAGAGTTATGGAAGCTCTTTGTAGGCCATCCATCACGATCTTCAGCTATTTCAAACCCCTTTCCATAAAGGGTCATCTCTTCAACGTCTAGTTCTACGTTGTAATTGTAGCTATTCCATGAACGAAGCATTCTATCAAACCCGATACTGATAAGATCACTCCATTCTTTCTTTTCTGTAGGATTGCCAAGTTTAGTAGTGATGTTTGCGGCTGTATTTCGCTCCATCACCATGTCAACAAACGAAGATTTTTGATTATCAACAATAAACTTCATTTGACGGAATGGAACATTGCTCATTCCAGAAAGTTGACGGGAAGCTACTTGGCTATAATCAGTAGGAGGAAACCCTTTATAGCATTTGTAGATTCTTCCCCACTTGCGTTCACGACCAGCGTTGTCCAAACGCAAGTTCCAACAAATCGTAAAGGCTGAATTGGCATCTCTAACCCTGCTTGATGGAGCTACACCATTAGAATTAACGTTGTTGAATCCCCATGTGGAAACTCCTTCTGCTTGAACTGGTTTTTTAGATTTTGCCATTTTAGCCTAGTGCCTGATTCATTGCTTGTCTGCGTTTTTTGCAAGCGGAACAACCTTTTGCGGCTTGCTCAAGGTTGGTATTAACCCCAAGGCTTGCCGCAACACGATCTCCAAGGTTAGCAAATGAGTGAATTATATTTGCAACCTTGTCTCCTGCTTCTTGCCAACAGTATTGGCTTCCGATTCTACCGCAAAGTTGTTGTTCGATCAAGTAAACTAAATTATCTGGAACAGAAACATTATTTACTTTCATATCGCTTTCCACACGATTTGCAAATTGTGTACCAAGCGGTATGTCCATTCCATTAACACGATAGGTATTTCCCTTATCGTCGCTATATTGATACCAGAGTCCTCCGGGTATTGGGCCGTTGCGGTCTTTTAATCTCATAGGTTGCGTCTCTTACTTGCCTTCTTGTAGAAATTTTGTCAATCTTTTTGCTAATGAATTACAAGGGATTAAGTTTACAGCAACCACAAGACACTACATATGGGCTTTCGTTTTTAGAAGGCTCTCCTCAGTTTGTTCGTGAGTTAGTAGCGTATCGCCTCACTCGTGGAGAGTTTGGTCGCCGTGAAAGAATCAAAATGGGAATCAAAATGGATGAATGCGGATTGATTTCTCCTGCTCAACACATGGTTAATGCCTTTCAGCTTATTTATGGCAACGATGTATTGCTACAATCTCAAGGCATACCCAACAATTATGCTTTAGACATCATTAATTTGTTCTGTAATGAGAACGATTGGGGTATTGCAGGGTGTGCATCTAGCGGAAAAACCTTTTCTGTTGCCGCTTGTATCGTTGTAGATTGGCTTTGCGCTCCAGATTATACCTCTACATACGTTGCATCTACCTCTTTGGATGCTTCGGAAGACCGATTGTGGGGTAAGGTATGCACTCTTTATCGCATTGCCATGCGGAACATCCAAGCTGCACACGGAAAGGATGCTTCTATTGGAAATCTTGTAGAATATCGAAGAATGATTGTGTTTGAGTCTATTGATACTCGTGATAGTGAACGAGACTACACAAATGCCATAAAAGCATTGGCTTTTCCTCGTGGTGGAGAAGGAAAGCGATCCGTTGAGAACACAAGGGGTCGTAAGAACGCTAGAATGCGTCTATTTCTTGATGAGTTGGCTGAAATGGATCTATACGCACTAGATACTCGTGTGAACCTTGGAGCCAATCCTGATTTCATCTTTGGGGGTATGGCAAATCCTTCTAATACTGCTAACAATCCCCATACAGAGCTATGCCAGCCAGATGATCCTATGGAATGGGATGCTGTAACAAGATATACTAAGCAATGGAAAACTAGAACAGGCGTTGCGTTGCACCTTTCTGGTGAAGATAGTCCAAACTTCCAAGTACCAGATGCAGAAATACCACCTTTTGATCGTTTTTTAACTGTCGAAGGTGAGGCGGCTACCCTTAAAAGATGTTATGGTAACAAAAACGCTTTAGAATACTGGCGAAATGTCTATGGATGGTGGCCTGATTCTTCAGTAGAGCTTACAATTTTCTCAAAACAGTTCATCCAAGCGTGTGATATTGGATGGCAACCAGTATGGAGTGGTAAAACGCAAGTAGTTTGTGGATTTGACCCTGCATTTACGGCTGGAGGAGATAGATGTGCGGCTACTTTTTGTAGATTTGGGCCTAATGATGCTGGAAGAAGCCTTGGTTATTATCTTGGAACAAGAGAATATAGCAGTTCTGTAGGTGAAGTCTTTGAGGAAAGTATAGCAATCCAAGTTGTTCGGGATTGTTTGGAGTACGGAATCCACCCTAGAAACTTTGGTTTGGATATATCTGGTGATGGAGGAAAGATGATGAGAGCAATCATCATTGAATGGAGCAAGTTTCATCCAGAGGCAATGTTCATATTCCCCATCTCGTCTATGGGTATGCCTACAGAAAGAAAGATTTCAAACCTAGATCGAAGGACTTGCAAAGAAGCATATGATCGTTTGGTTACGGAGTATTGGTTTGCTGTGCATACCGCAATGTCTACTAGATCGCTTGTTGGCATTGATATTGATTCTCACTCACAAGTTATCAATGAGTTATGTTCTAGGCTGTACCAGCACAAGGGCAGGAAAGTTTCCGTTGAAAAGAAAGTTGAGATGAAGCAACGAATCAAGAAGTCCCCCGATTTGGCTGATTCTTTAACGTATGCTGTGGAAATGCTCCGCAGGGCTGGACTAGAATTTACCTTTGCCGAAGAAACAGAATCCTTGGACATCCAAGAAATCCGTGATTGGGAACGTCATCTAATCCGTGATCGTGACAAAGATGAAGATGGCATGGATGGCGAAGACATGAGTTACGCAGGAACATCTTTTGATGAAGATGGTTTTTAGTTTGTGCGTACATAATCAGCCAGAGTGGGATTTGAACCCACATTCCTGTTCTCACGGAAACAGTTCTTTTGCATTAGAAGATCCAGCTAAAATGGTCGGAGGAGGGACAGGTCGCTAGGATTGCAGAACGAGGCGTGAAGCCTTCTACGTCTGTAATTCCCCCCTCTCTGCCTCCCCCGATTTGCGTCCTTGCCCATCACGCAACCTTTCGATCACGGAGAGGGTATGGGGACAAGATGTAAAATTATTCCCCATCGGTTTGAGCGTGTACTTAGAACATATGCTTGATGGGGTCAGGAATAACTGCTGGCGGATGTTTCCATCCCTACTGGAGCGACCAGCCATCGGATATTTCCAATGCAACCAGCAATGATTCCAATGAAAAGATATTGTTGACACATGATATAGTCAATGGCAAAG